CGTAGAGGAATTTAAAGAATTTCTTGAAGCTGATAATGCTTTATTTAGAGTAGGTAGTCCTCCTAAAGAGGCGTGTTTAAAAGAAATAGCTGATCTTGTATATGTATGTTATCAGTATACAGAAAATCAGGGTTGGAACCTTGATGAAGCTTTAAATAGAGTACATGAAAGCAATATGTCCAAACTCGATGAGGACGGTAAACCAATATATCGAGACGATGGAAAGGTCTTAAAAGGCCCTAATTACAAACCACCTGATCTATCTGATTTAATTTGAAATGACTGCAAGTGTAATATCTCGCACAGGGCGGGTCCAATCATGGTTGGATAATCCTGAATCAAGACTCCCAGTTTCATGCACTGTCTTTGTCGTAGAGGATTCTATGGAGGGAAAAGATGGTATCGAAGCAAGCTGGCGATATGTCAGCCATGGACTTAGATTTGGAGCGGGAGTTGCGGTCCATTTATCGAAGCTCCGTCCCAAAGGAGCAGAAAACGGCAAAGGTCTTACAGCTTCTGGACCTGTATCATTCGGCAAAATCTACTCATCATTAAATGAAACACTCAGACGTGGAGGAATCTACAAGAACGGTGCTGTTGTACTTCATCTTGACCTTAACCATCCTGACATCCTTGAGTTTATTTCTACTCCCAGAGAGGAACTCCCGTGGGTCAAGCGGTGCGTTGATATTCAAGGAAGCTGGTGGCAAGACTGTAATAATAAAGTAAAAGATGCCTTACTATATGGAATTAAATCTGGAGACATCTGGCTTAACAAAGTAAAACACGATAACAATGGAAAAAGAATCTACGGTAACGTCTGTCTTGAGGTTTACTTGCCCTCACGCGGAACTTGCTTGTTACAACATGTCAATCTCGCAGCCTGTGACCTCGGCACCATCCCAGAGGCTTTCGCTGAAGGTATGTCCCAATTGTGTGAGCTCCATAGTAAAACAGGTGTCGGAGCAACTGGAGAATACTTGCCAGCTATTGACGACAGGCAAGTCGGTCTCGGAGTACTCGGTCTCGCCAACTTACTCAGGCGTTACGATGTAACCTATGAAGAATTTGGTGATGCTTTAGAGGCAATTAATGAAATCAAAGCGACACCTGCTATGGCTGGTACCCTTGCTTGGGAAATTAAGCAGGGTGTAGAAAAAGCAGCACAAATAGCAAGAGATAATAACATGGTACGTGCCTTTGCTATAGCACCTACCGCTTCTTGTTCATATAGAAGTAAAGATCTGGATGGATTTACTGCCACACCGGAAATAGCACCTCCTATAAGTAGGAAAGTTGATAGAGATTCAGGTACCTTTGGTGTACAATCTTATGATTATGGCGATGTAGAAATCGCAAGTGAAGTTGGTTGGGAAGCTTATAAAAAAGTTGCTGATCAATTCATGATACTTTTAAATAATACGGGACTTCTTCACGGATACTCATTTAACTCTTGGAGTGATGTAGTAGCCTACGATCGTGAATTCGTGGAAGAGTGGCTGCTATCACCGCAGA